GGGACATCAAACCTGGCGCGATCGTACTCTTGGAGGCCGTCAGGCCGGAAAAGAGTACCTGAACGTACAATTCGGTTGGAAACCACTTGTTCACGATGTTAAAGCATTCGTGAACTCCGTTATCAACGCTCAAAAACTGTTGATTCAGTATGAGCGTGATGCGGGAAGAGTGGTCCGCCGAAAGTACGAATTTCCCATAGAACGGAGTTATTCTGAACAAAAGGATCTTTCTGCGTTTACTTGGATTAATCCAACAGCGCAGAATTATCTTCAAATTCAGACAACTCCTGGGACGTATTCCAAAATAACAGAAACATGGAGACGTACCTGGTTCTCAGGTGCGTTTTCGTACCATCTTCCTACGGGCTATGATAGCCGTAAGGAGTTGGACCGGCTCTCGCTCCTTGCCAATCAGATAATTGGCTTGGAGTTGGATCCGGATGTTCTGTGGAATCTCGCCCCTTGGTCCTGGGCCGCAGATTGGTTCAGCAACACCGGTGATGTTCTTTCAAACATCAGTGATGCTGCCAATGCCGGTCTGGTTATGCGATGGGGTTACATAATGGAACATTCCATTAATAAGGTAACCTATAAGGAGACAACCTCTTCTCTTCGAGATAAGAGGTCATCTGCTTCGCCCCTAACCTTTGTCACTGAGACAAAAGTTAGAAGGCGCGCTAACCCCTTTGGGTTCGGACTGACCTGGGATGGTTTATCTCCATACCAGCTGTCCATAGCCGCTGCGCTTGGAATCCCCAGGCGTTAGTAGCTAGTGGTTACACTAGCGTAAACACCCGTGACTTGGTGAAAACCAAGTTCGCGGCAACCAAGGAGTGCGTCATGGCATTTTCAGACCCGCAGTCTGTCACCATTTCTGGTACAGCGATTAGTCTTCCCCGAGTTGAATCGGGTAAGAACCAGTCAACGTACCAGTCTGCTGATGGACTGGTGAAGCTCTCTGCCTCGTCGGCCTATGGCCGACGTACGAGGCGAGTGCTTCGTATCGATCATTCGAAGATCGCCGCGGATCCCTACACCGCCGTCAACAAGAAGTTCTCGATGTCAAATTACATCGTGTTCGACTTGCCGACGGTTGGTGAGGGTTATTCTTCCGCGGACGCTACGGCTGTGTATGCAGGCTTTAAGGCTGCATTCACTGCCTCTTCGGACGCTCTGATCGCCAAGCTTCTTGGCGGTGAGAGCTGAGCTGAGTATGGATGTTTCGAATTCGAATTCCCCTCAAGAGGGGTCGTCTAATCGTCACATCGAGGAACAGTTCCGTGAGGAACTGGACCATCTCAACGACCTGGTATTTATTGCGGAAATAATCGCAATACTTGTCAGTTTCGTTGTAATGCTCAGCATGATCGCGCTAGCTATCATCATTATCCTGGATTATTTATAGGATAATGTAGCTAGCAGTCTGAGACCCTGTCATAGACTAGGATTGCCGACCCCCGATTAGGAGGCAGCATGAAAAGCCTATTGACACTCTGGAGCACTCTTGCCATAGAATTGGCAAGAGGATGTCGCACTAGCGCCACCAACGACATTAATACCGTCGTTGGGCGGGCTAAACACGAGGGGCTATCGTTTCTTGCGATAACCCTAGCTGACTTTGGAAAAGACTTCGAAAGAAGTCTTGACCAAGGTCATGTTGCTCCCACCGCCTTCCTCTCTTGGAGAGGAAGAGGAGGTCTCCCCTTGTTTCTAAGGGGTTTCCTGGAGCAGGTGTTTAACCCTGCTAGTGGTGTGCTGTTGGAACATCCCTCGATTGATGCAATTCTTGCTGTTAGACAACTTTCGTTGTTCTTCAGCAAGATCGAAGTCCCTTGCTCGCAAGAGCGGGACAACGATGCATTCGTGGGATATGTCCAATGTGAGAAGGATGTCAGGGCAGCGGTTTCCGCTCTCAATCCTATTGATTTAGGAGATTTTGAGCGGATTTCCCGTTTGCTGTTTGCACCTATATTCGCCCGAGTAGACAGCGATGTCTACCACGGACGGGTGGTGCCTCGGCATGGTCCGGGGTCAACGGCGGATCATCTCATGGGTAATGAGAAGTTCCGCCAGACCACGTGGCCAGCTCGCCTCAACGAGGTTTTCCCAATGTGGGAAAATCTCATTCCAAATCACCACTTTAGTGATGAATTGGATGAGGTTGACATCCTCGAACCCGGAGCTGAGATGCCCGCTAAGGTCATCACAGTTCCTAAGACGCTAAAAGGCCCACGTATAATAGCTATGGAGCCAACCGCCATGCAGTATATGCAAGGCGGCCTCCAAACGCTAATATACGATTACGTTGAAGAAGATAAACTTCTCCAGCGTATGATCGGATTCATTGACCAAACGCCTAATCAGCGTTTGGCCAGAAAGGGTTCCAGCGATGGATCCCTTGC